CAAACACTAACAACAACTGAAAGCAAACTTTCAGGTAGAATTAATTCAGATACTATACTTTTAAAAGTTATTAAATAATAAATACTATTATTTACATGAAAACTTTTAAGTCTTTTTTATCAGAATTAAAACAACCAATAGGCGATTTAAAAGATGCTTGTTGGAAAGGATATACTGCCGTTGGAACAAAGAAAAAGAATGGTAAATCTGTTCCTAATTGCGTTCCTGAAAGTATAGAAGAAACTGCTGCTTGGCAAAGAAAAGAAGGCAAAAACCCAGAAGGTGGGCTTAATAAAAAGGGTGTTGAATCTTATCGTAGAGAAAATCCCGGTTCCGAGTTACAAATGGCTGTAACTACTCCACCTTCTAAATTAGATCCAGATAGTAAATCCGCAAAAAGAAGAAAATCATTTTGCTCTAGAATGTCAGGCTTGAAAAAAAGATTAACATCTAAAAAAACCGCAAATGATCCAAATTCAAGGGTTAATAAAGCATTAAGAAAATGGAATTGTTAATTGCTTGACTTTTTCTTGGTTTTTTGGTATACTATATTTTTAACATGAAAAAATAAAATTATTATGCACCTATTGATAGATTGGAATCAAGTAATTATCTCTGGAATACTTTCTCAGAGTAAATCTAATGTCTTAGAAGAAGATCTTTTAAGACATATCATTCTCAACACATTAAGATATAATGTAAAGAAATTCAAAGAATATCCAAATGTTATTATTTGTTTAGATTCTAAGAATTATTGGCGTAAAGAAATCTTTCCCCACTATAAGGCACATAGGAAATCTATGAGAGAAAAATCTTCTCTGGATTGGAACATGATTTTTAAAATTCTGAATCAATTTAAAGAAGATCTTAAAGAACATTTCCCATATAAAACTATTGAAGTGGATGGCGCAGAAGCAGATGATATTATTGGAACATTAACTCCAAGACTTGCATCATCAGAAAAAGTTCTTATTCTTTCTTCTGATGCAGATTTTAAACAACTCCAGAAGTATCCCAATGTAAAACAATATAATCCAATGTTAAATGTTTATGTCACTTCAAAAAACCCAATTAAAGACTTAAAAGAAAAAGTAATAAGAGGGGATTCTGGAGATGGGATTATGAATATTCTATCAAACGACGATGTGTTTGTAACTAAAACAAGACAAAAACCTATTTCAACCAAGAAACTGGAAGGATGGTTGGATCAAAATCCAAAAGATTGCTTCTCAGAAGAGATATATAGGAATTATATCAGAAATGATACATTAATTAACTTTGAACATATTCCACCAACCATAAAAGAAGAAATTGTAACAACGTATGAAAACATAACACCAAACTCAAAAACTAAACTATTTTCTTACTTAGTCCAAAACCGATTAACCAATCTTATAGATTCCATTTCAGAGTTTTAGCATGAAAAAAAACATATATGAAATTTTCGATGAATTCGAACTAGCAACCTCTAAACAAGAGAGGATTAAAGTTCTTCAAGATAATGCTTCACACTACTTTCTTAAATTTTTAAAGAATGCATTTGATCCTAATATTCAATTTTATATCAATAAATTTCCGGATAATTACATTGAACCAGATACTTTTCCCGGTTTAAGATATGCTGGAATAGAGTCCGAAATTCATAAAGCATATCTTTTTGAAAAAGGAAACGAAACAGCAGATAAACTAACACCGGAAAAACAAAATCAACTTCTTGTTCAACTCTTAGAATCTTTTGAACCCAGAGAAGCAGACTTTTTTGTAAGAATGTTATCCAAGAACATTAAAGTAAAACATTTAACCATCAATCTAATTAAAGAAACATTTCCGACACTATTATGATTCCAACGACCAAGAAAAGCAATAGAGATCAAGATTTCCCTAAGAAGTCCAAGAAGCCCAAATACAATGATAAGTATGATCCACTAAGAAAGAACAAAAAAGCATATCTTATGAACCCATTAAGAGATAACTAAAGTTACCCAAAGGATTATTAAACGATGATTTCAAAAACCCTATACGAATCTCTCTCAACGAAACCATTCTCCTATGGAGAATTTCTAGCAACTATACTAGAACACAAAGGAAAACCAATTTCAACTCTTCCAAATGAAGATTTTCTATTCCCTGATAATTCTATTATTAGATTAACAAATAACAATATCCAAATCCTAGAATTTCTACAGGAGTAATTTATTACCCCGACAGAAATATTATATAACTCATTGTTTTTTAACATTAAAATAAAAAATATTAATTTAAATTAAATATTAAAAAAATGACCCGCCACCACCCTACCGGGTCATCCATTTTCTTGAAAATCACTCTCCTAACCCATTGATTTTATTAAAGAAAAATACCGAAAAATAAATCTAATGAGAAAGCAAAGACTCTTTTTAAGAAAAGAACTGCTAATTACTCTAAAAATACTCAGATTACAAGAACTCTCCCAGCAAGAACTCCATCTAGTAAATCAACTAATAAAAACACTTGACATCACCCCACCCCATCTGCTATAATAAACCATGAAAAGATTGATCTACCTCAATGACCAAAAACTAAAAACAACATTCTCCTATAACAATAATAACCAAGGAAATGCAACAATTACTATAGAAATTAAACACCCTAACCAAATACTTAAATATAACTCGATAGAAATTCCAATAAATCACCTAGAACAATTCATTCAAAACTATAAACAAAATCAAACAATACACACATTCCCCGGATTAACAGGACTATAATATGATTAACTTTATATTCAAAATGACTCACCTAAGATTCTTCCTACTATCACTCACCATCTTCCTCCTAAGTATCAAATATTCAAAATACCTAACATTCTAAAAAATCTCTTGACATCTCCACCAAAATGATCTTTAATATCCTCAAACAAAAAAGAGAAATGAACAATGAGTAGTGAACACGAACTATTGCAAAGGGCGCTTGATGCGCTGTTAGAAGTCCATGATGTTCTCAGGCTTAACGGTAGATCAAAAGTGGTAGACGACATCCGTAAAGAACTCCAAAAACCAATCCCAATACCATGCGGATCTTTCGTATACGGCAAAGGAATGATCTCCATGGGATTCTATACAGTAGATAACATTAATAATCCCGTCAGAATACCAGACGGTACATATAATCTATTCGCAGTGTTAGATCAATAAATGGTGTAAACCAAATGAAAACCACCACAGCAATTCTCCTAACAATCCTAGCAACTAATACCCAAGCATTCTCACTCAATAACAAACCTTCATGCTCAACCAATAATATCACAACAGAAATTAAATCCATCGTACTAGAAGACGATACAACTAAACTCGATATGATCGAATTCGAATCCATCGAAGAAATAGAACGAAATAATAATTCAGTAATCTGTGCAGCAACAATAATACCAACAAAAACACTAACAGATCAGTATGTACAAATAGGAAATAAACTCCAACAAAATCCTCCAGACCACTATCCTCCACCCAACATTAGACTGGGTATCAGTTACCTAGCAGACCATGACGATAACGTTAAAGTTAAATACAAAGTATACCTAAACGAAGTAACAAATGAATATGATATTAAATTTAATATCGATAACATGAATGCCGCAGCAGAATACTTTAATACCATCTTCGCCATTATCTCACACTATTCTCAATAACAAATAATAGACCGAGAACGGATTTCTAATAGTCTGGAAATGATCATAATATACAGATAATTTGCAGTTCAACTCTGCACGGTCTAATATAAATTAAAAAATAAAAGTCGATTAACTCTGGTTCATATGAACCAATTCCGATTATTTTTCTTCATAATTACCCCCTTTCCGACAACCATCCCGACTAAACTAAACCGACCAGTTTAGTTTATCTAAACACTAGATATAGTATTTGATTATCTCTAAAACCACTATATCTAGTGTTCTTTCTCACACCAATCTGGTTTTTTTGCGCCATAATATGGTTTTGCGAAATTTTTTTCTAGTAATAATTCTCTGAGGCTTTTTCCATCGAGAATTATGTCTCCTAGAAGGCGAAAGTATTTGTCTTCACCTTCTATGATTATTATTTTTTCCTTAGCGTTTTTTATAGATTGTTTAGTAAAGGATGTCGCATCTTCGGCAAGAGATGCTTCCCTAGTACACTGAGCGCGGAATGTTTTTTCTGGAGTATCCAGACCACTTATACGAAGATGGATAGTGGGTTTCAGAGGGTAGGGGAGATACGGTGCAGAGATTTCGATGGTATCTCCGTCAACAACTCTAAGAATTTCATAATTATCTGCCAAGGAATCATTTGTTATTAGAAGAAGTATTAGGAGGGGAATTATTTTTTTTAAAGATTTGGTCATAATTGGCGCGATATTTTTCGTTTGCGGATTTAGTTTTGATTGCGTCTCCTGTTATATCATTTTTTGCGGTGGTGTTTCTAGTTGTCATTTATATTCTCCATAGTATATTCTGGTGGTAGTTGATGTTTTTGATATTCTGCTATCCATGATTCACGGCAATGATTCTTATCAAAGAAGAATATTGAATCAATAAATTTTCTTATATAGTTCCATTTTGGGTTTATTAGAGACATTCTATATGCTCTTGCGGAGATAGTTTCGTCTGCATACCCTCCGAATAGGGCATTTATATATTGATCTATTGCGATGAGATTTTGTTTGATATAGAACATCATCGAAGATATTCTCCCATAGTCATAAGGATATAGGAGATAATGAGTGTTGTTACAAAGACTGCTGCTTCTTTTATCACTGTCATAGAGTTTGTTCTTTATTTTTGGCTGGTAACTGTTCCATAATTGCTCCCTCTTGGCAATCTATGGTATATTGTTTATCTTTAATTTTTTTCAGAAAGAGTTCTTGTTGTTTGATACATTCAATTTTTGAGGGCATTTCTTTAACGAGAAGTTCGTCGGAGTTATTAAGAGAGATAACGAGATACCAAGCAAATAGATTCATATTACACCTATAAAGATAAAAAAGGGAGGAGACTTCCCATATTTATAAATACTGGGATAGTAGGTTATAATTTTGGGAGGTTGATATGTCATTAAAAGCAACGATGATTCAGAGTTTTGCTAGATTCGTATTAGGATCTAATGTATTTGAGCGAGTTAAAGGAGTGGTTCTTCGTCAGGAAGACAAAGAGTTGAGTGGTGCGGAGAAGAGACATGCGGCATTGGAAGAGATTAAGTTAATTGGTTTAGGAATTGCTACATGGGCGTTAAATTTTGCAATAGAAATTGCCGTTGCATATTTTAGAACATTATCTGGGGAGAAGATTGATGGCAAATAAGGT